ATCGAGGCACTTGGAGATTCTATTGATGCCTCGCTGGTCGATCTCAAGGGCGGTACCAGCGGACAGGTATTAAGCAAGAACTCGAATACAGATATGGACTTCGTCTGGGTTACTTCCGACGATGCTAACGCTATCCAGAATACGATCGTCGATGCAAAGGGCGATTTGATTACAGCTACAGCAGCTGATACACCGGCACGCCTAGCAGTTGGCAACAACGGCGAGACACTCGTAGCAGATAGTTCCACCTCAACAGGCTTGCGCTATCAAGCGCCAAAGACTCAGAACGCAATTTATAACTCATCTTTTGACATAGCACAACGCGGAACATCTTTTACAACCGCGGGCGGAGTTGCGTACACATTAGATCGTTGGTCATCTTGGGCAACTGGGGCAGGTTCAAGTATGGTCACAACTCAAGAAGCAGGAACAGGAACATCTCGTTATTCAGCAAAAATCCGTAGATCGACTGGCAATACAAATACATCCTCTTTATCGTTTTTTCAATCTTTGGAAACAACCGACAGTTATCGATTTCAAGGTCAGACAGTTACTCTTTCTTTTTACGCAAAAGCAGGCGCAAACTTTTCTGCCGCATCCTCTATTTTAGGTACAGGCATATCTACAGGTACAGGAACAGACCAGATTTATTACAATTATACAGGCGTATTTAATAACGATAAATCTCACACTTTGACAACATCTTGGCAGCGATTTACTCAGACAGTAACGCTCGCTGCAAATGCAACCGAAGTAACTGTCAATTTTTATTATACGCCTGTAGGTACTGCTGGGGCAGATGACTCTTACTTTGTAACTGGTATTCAGTTAGAAGTAGGATCTCAAGCAACGCCTTACAATCGTATGAGCGGAACAATCCAAGGAGAATTAGCCGCTTGCCAGAGGTATTATTATCGGATAGCAACCACAACTAACAATGTTATGTTAGGGGCTGGACACGCTTATCAAACTAACGAAGCGCAAGTTGTATTAAACCTGCCTGTGGTAATGCGAACTGCTCCAAGTGTTACGCCATCAGGTGGAACAATCTTCACAATGTGGAGTGGTGGAACTGGTTTTTACTCAACGGCTTCTGGCACTTATGCAGTCGGAAATCAATGTGTTGAATTAACTATTACAACTAGCGGTATGACTTTGGGTCGAGGTTTATCCGGGATGCTAGATGGCGGCCGTGTCGCTAATTGCTACTTAGAAATGAGTTCTGAACTATGACAATCACTTACCAACTAATTGAAATTTTTACAGGCGAAAAGTTAATTCAACGCCATAATGAAGATGGAACTATTACATCAATTCCTAAAGACCCAGCAAACTCAGATTATCAACGCTACTTGGCTTGGCTAGAAAATCCTGAAGCGGAACAATCCACACCAAACCTGCCTGGAAATGCTGACAAGCTATAACGGGTATCCGGCCTCAAAGGACCAGGCCGAGATAAAGATCAAGGCGTATCAAATAAAGGGTACGTCGCTGAAGCTTAGGTGTGCCGAAAGTGTGGGTCCGCTTTTGGCCGCCTTCGCTTCGGACTTTCACGAGCTAATTGAACCTATCGATGAGGGCGGCTTGGATGATTGGGGCTACGCTTTCAGGATGGTACGCGGTACCACCGACAAACTTAGCTGCCATTCATCCGGTACAGCGATCGATCTAAACGCAACCAAACACCCATTAGGTAAGTTTGATACATTCCCTGCTGAAAAGGTGCCAATGATTCGGGCCTTGGCTAAGAAGTACGGCCTAAAATGGGGCGGCGATTTTAAGAGCCGTCCGGATGATATGCACTTCGAGGTCAATGTGACACCGGCCAAGGCTAAAGCTTTAATCGAGAGTTTAGGTTTATAGTTATCCAAAATCCTTAAGGGCACTAAGGAGCACCAAATGAAAGAACAGGCACTTGCCGCTGCAAAATCCTACGGTCGCGCTGCGCTCGCTAGCGTAGCCGCGTTATATATGTCCGGGATATCGGACCCTAAAGTATTGGCTAATGCGTTCATCGCTGGGCTAATCGGGCCATTACTGAAAGCGCTCCAACCTTCCGAAGGTCAGTTTGGGGTAAAGAAGTAATGGAAAGAGTCCAGCTCCTAGTCGGTATAACTTTGGGGAGTTGTACCATTTTGGGGCTGGGGGCTGGGCTCATCCGTCACTTTGTAAAGTATTACCTTTCCGAGCTAAAGCCTGACGGCAACGGCGGCCATAACCTACGCGGTCGGATTGACCACATAGAACAGCGCCAAGAGCGTATGGACCAAAAAATCGATCGAATCTATGAAATATTATTGGAGACACGCCTAGCCAAATAATTGCGTTTTGTCAGTGCCAGGCCTCATACTGGTACAACAAACGCCGGGAGGGCTACTCGGTTTGGTAGCTGCTCGGCCTTAACAAAGGGCGAACAAATGAACAGTATGGACCTATTAATCAGCCTTGCCGCTTGCGGTATGGGCTTTATGTTTATGGTGATCGGGTATTCCATCGGTTACCGCCAGGGGCACGGCGAAGGTTTTATTCGCGGCCGGGCTATCGCACAGGCTCTGAAAGATAAGGAGCTAATCTAAATGGGATTCTTAGACAATTACGAGGATGTAAATAGCAGGATTAAACGCTTCCGGTCCGAGTTCCCGTCAGGCCGATTAATTGCCATTATTGAGGATATTGATTTAGCCAAGGGCACGATTCTAATTAGGGCCGAGGCATACCGTGAGTTTGAGGACCACGTACCGAGTGCCGTGGATTACGCATATGGCAACGTTGCCTCACTGCCAAACAATATGAAGCGCTGGCTAGTAGAGGATACTGTCACTTCCGCCTACGGCCGCGTGATTGGGCTATTGAGTCCTAGCGATGCCGGAAGGCCTACACGTCAGGATATGGAAAAGGTCGAGGTACTACCGGCTGATTCTGACCCGTGGAGCACGAAGGCTGCCATCGAGGACATTCCTACAATGGCCACAGCAATAACCGATATTGCATCAACCCTAGGCGGTCAATTAGTAGCTGAAGCCCCACAATGCTCGCACGGGCATATGATCTGGGCCGAGGGAACAGCCAAGACAACCGGAAAGCCTTGGGCTGCATATAAGTGCACCGAAAAGAACCGGGCTAATCAATGTACCCCACGCTGGTACGTTTTAGCTTCTGACGGTAAGTGGAAGCCACAGGTATAAAATGGCTAAAGAGTTTACAGAGGCCGGGCTATTCGATTACATCAAGACACGCTACTTAGAGGATTTGGAAATGAGTAGCGATGCCTTCGAATATATCGATGCAACCAGCCAGGGCTATCGGTTAATCATCGAGCTAAAATGCCGCCATACACACTATGACGAGCTAATCCTAGAAAAGGATAAGCACGAGTCACTCGTACAACAGGCGGACAAACTAGGCTTTACGCCGTTTTATATCAACTCAACGCCTAGAGGCATATATGCGTTCAACCTACGCAAGATAAAGGTTAATTGGACCACGCGAAAGCTGCCGGCCTCAACGTTTAACAAGACCATACCCGTTGATAAGACAGTCGCGTATTTACATATAGACGAGGCGGTAAAACTGTAATGGGAGAATTGACATTCATTAAAGACGGCTACGCTACCACAATCCACGATAACGGCGATATAACGATCGTAGCTGCGCAATATTGCGAACAATGCAAAAAATGGCAGACAGGGCTAGGTGGGTTCAACGTACGCGATGTATCCGGCGAAGTCGTAATGTGGCTTTGTGCAGATTGCAGAGCCTAATGACTACATATAAGTACGAGTGCCGTAAATGCAAGAAGGTAACTGAGCAGATCGAGCGGATTATTACCGACAACCTGCCTCCTAACGTTAAAACCCTACAATGCACCAAGTGCGGCGTTATGGGTGTCTGTTTAATGGAGGACCAATGACATTAAATGGGATCACAAAGAACGTGTATTCGGATGAATGGTATACAAGCCAGGAGACCGTGGATATCGCTATCGAGCTATTAGACCCGGAGCCTAATTCATTAATCCTTTGCCCTTTTGACTCGGAAAATAGCCGCTTCGTTAAGACATTACAGGCGATGGAGCACACCGTCATATATGGGATACAAGACTTTATAGACGGACAATTCCATATAGCCGATTACATTATTACCAATCCACCGTTTAGCATTAAAGACAAGATAATTCGCAAGGTATACGAGTACGGCCTAAAAAGCGTATTGGTGCTACCTATCGATGCGCTCGGTGGGGTAAACCGGCATAACCTATACAGAGAATATGGATATCCAAGCGTGTACGTGCCATCCAGGCGTATTGCGTACTATGACGAGGAAGGCGAGTTGCGCAAAGGCTCAAGCTTCCATTCGGTCATAATGACCTTCAACCAGGGTAATTCTGAGATTGTGTGGGGTAAATAATGACCGAGACGTTAGATATGGAGTTCGGCTATAACCTGATCGATACGGGTTCATCCGATGACTATTACACACCAGCGCATATATTCGAGGCGTTAGGTATTGAGTTCGATTTAGACGTTGCCTCGCCTGAAGGCGGTATTCCGTGGATTCCGGCCAAACGCCACTACACGATCATAGATGACGGCTTGGCTTCGCCTTGGGAAGGTACGGTGTGGATGAATCCGCCGTACTCCTCACCGCGTAAATGGATCGAGAAGTTCATAGAACACGGCGATGGCATATGTCTAGTACCTACATCTAAGGCTAATTGGTTCAAGCAGGCCTGGGATCAGGCCGATGGCGTTATGTGTATGGACCCGTCGCTTAAGTTCGTACGTGGTAATAGCTTCGCGCAGATTCAATACTTGACCATTATGTTCGCGATGGGTCCTAAGTCCGTAGCTGCATTAGAGCGTTCAAAGTTAGGTAGGGTTCGATGAATAAGTTATCCACAACCCCTGATAACCTGTGGACAACACGCCGGCAACCCGTTAAAGTTATCCACATTATTGCGTTGTACTTGACCTATACGATACGCTCCATACGCGCTGGCGAGCCGCTGAGGCGTGTAGCTCGCAGGCGCTGTTTGGTGCTATTGGGTGCGCTCTGTGTATTAGGCACAACACCAGCCTCAGCTATAAACACACCAAAAGACATAAATAACTATAAGTTATACGCACACTTCAAAGTCATAGATTCCAAAGAATATAGATGCTTAGAACTGTTATGGAATCGTGAGTCTCAATGGAACCCAAGAGCTGATAATCCTAAATCAACAGCCTTTGGTATACCTCAAATGCTTCGTATGAAGGAACGCGA